CTTCTTTCTGTGCGTTAGCGGCCTTGTTGGCGCCGTAGATCGATGCCCCAGCGCCAAGCACGCCAGCGCCAAGAATGGCAAGACCAGTACCGATCATGAAGATAAAATCCTGATGTGCGTCTGCTCGCCCGGCATATAGCCGCGACGACGATAGAGCCTGGCGAACGCCGCATCATGTTCGCCAGACAGGTTCGCGCCGATGAATACCTTGGCGCCGTTGCGCTTTGCTTCCGCCTCCAACTCGTCCATCAATCTGCTGCCGACGCCCCTGCGATGCTCCGGCCTTACCCACCAGAACACTTCCTGCCCGATCTTTGTCTGCATATTGAAGTAAAGCGGGAAGATCACATAAGCGGCCATGCCAACCAGTTTGTCGGCTTCCGCGACCAAAAGCCCGCCCTGCATGCTCCCATTGATCAATGCGAGGATTGTCAACCGCAGTGAGTCCTCATCGAATGTCGAGATGGAAGCAAACGGCGATTCATCATAGAACCCGCGCCCCATCTCGATAATCTCTTCAACGTCCTCAACAGTGGCTGTGCGGATCCTCACTTGATCACAAAGCCTCCAGCCCCGGAGTCCAACGCATCGTTGTAGATTGCGAAGTAAAGCGACCCGGCTACAATGTCGCCGTTACCGGCCTGCGCTGATCCGTTCGTAACGTAGGCCTTCAAGGTCGATAGCGTTCCTTTCCTCGGAGCTACCGTCATAGTGACGCTGCCGGTCGAGTCGTTCGCAGCAACGAATGTGTAGACCTCAAAGTCCTTGTAACCGTCGATCAGCGGAGACGCATCAAGCGGCGTCAATGTGATGACGTTGGTGCCGCTGGCATTGCATGGCGTTAGCCGGTTCATGCCGACGATAAAGTTATACCAGGCACTCAATAGCTGGTTGCCGTGCTCCGAAAGCGTACCCGTCGTCAGGTCAACAAATTGGAAAACGCTATTCGGGCGCGGTATCGGCGTCGCTGTGGCATCAGCACTGATAGTCATTCGCCAACTTCCATGTCAGCGTGCGCCTGAATGACTGTGCGTTTAACCGGGTCCGTGACCGTCAGCTCAAAGACCCATTCACGGGCCTGCCCCAACCGTAGCCATCGCATGCGGGATTTGAATTCACCTGCAGCCCCAGCCTTGCGCCACAGTTCTCGGCTCCATGTCCTGCCACCGTCCTTGGAATATCGCAGCATGACCTGCGGGTCCGACCCCTGGCCTGATGCGATTCCGATCCCGCCCTCAATATCCATTTCGAACTTGGATATATGGACGCGCTTTCGGTCACTGTGGATCGGCGGCGATGTTGCCACCATCTGAACGGTGTTGCCGAATTCAGTATAGGTGTGGTGCGAGAAATACCCGACCGCACCAGAGAAGGCATCTCCGATCAGTTGATAGTCATACGCGCTGACGTGACAGTTCCCGCGCCAACGGCCTAGCGATCGGTTATTGATGTCCCAGGATTCGCGCTCGTGCCAAAGGCCAGAAGCAATGTCGTATTCCCATGTCGTGTTGGTAGATGGGAACGTGACCACCACGAATTCATGGCCCATCCATGAATAAGAAAAGCAGAACAGCCGATCAAACGTCGAGTGAGCCTGCCAGACGTGTTCAATCGGAAACGTGCTGACCCGGATCGGCGAAACACCATCCAACCGATAGAACACCCGGTTGTCGCCCATGAAGAAGACGGTGTTGTCCGCCTTGCAGATCCCATGCGGTTCGGCAAGGCCGCGCTCGATAACAACACCAGGCACCCGCTCAAACGGGAAGTTGGCCGCGCCGACGTTTTGCCACGGCTCAATCGAATTGTCGCCACAGACAAGCAAAACCTGCTTGTTGAGGATTACCGCCTTGACATTATCGGGCCGCGCTTCAGCCGAAGCAAAGGCAAGAGCGTTGTACGAGGATCCATCCAAAATGCCAGAAGCGAAGAACTTGTTGGTATTGGCCCAATCGAACACGAACCGCTGATCGAAGAACGTGACCGTATTGGCCGCGTTGAAGTCAGTATCGGAAATCAGGATAAACCCGATTGTGGTGCTGTAGAGGTAGCCGTTTGTGCCGCTGACGATGACCAGTTCGGAGCCGTTGTCGTCCATAGAGACGACATCGCTTCCCGTAATGTTGCCGCCGATGTCTGTGGCGACGCCAACGCTTGAAACGCTATAAAGCCGCTGCCCTGAAACAACATACAAAACGCCGCCCATGACGTGCATACCACGCACCGGCCCGCTGCCGCAGGTCGCAAACTCCTCGATGCCAGGACACCCAAACAGCGCAACCTGCGTCTTGGCGTCCTTTGGCTGGACTTCTGCGTAGCAATTAACGGCGCGCTGAGCCGATATCGGGCGCGACGGGCTCTCGTAGGAGTTTGTCGCGAAATTAACGATCATCTGAGATCAGGCACCACAGAGAACGACTGCAGTTCGGTCTCACCCCAATTGACCTCAGAAAGCAGCCGCTCAGCCATCTTCTCAATACGGGCAATCTTGCGCTCTGGTGCTTCGTATTCGACCGCAAGCCTCAGGGCCAGATTCCAGATAATGGCCTCGGTCCATTCCTGCGGGATGTCAGCATCGTCGCCGGCTGCGTTGAAATCCTGGATCGGCCTTGCAACAGTTACCTTGATCGCGTCGTCTACATTGCCGGGAACGGGCCAAAAATAGATCTTGCCCGTGTTGGTGGCCCCGCCACGTCGGTCGTAGTAATAGCCGGTAACGGTGGCTTCGGTCGTCTTGTTCGGCAATTCCTGGTATTCGATGCGGTCGAATTCCTGGAGCGGGGTTTCGATGTCGCTGTCGAAATTATAGTTCCGTGCTGAAAGGATCTTCAGCGGCCGAACCAAATCCGTCTGATAGACAATGACGCGATTGCCGCTCGCCGCAGAGTCAATCAGCGCCGTCGTAAGGGTTACCGTCGTTCCAGATGGCGCGCCGTTGACCGTCGTCCAATGAAACGATCCGTCATCAAGTTGAACGGCTATCTTGTAGGTTGTCGCGATCCCCGTTGCCGACGTGACCGAGATTGTTGATGCACCGTTCGCTGCAGCCGCAGACAGGCTCGTCTCGGTGAAGCTCTCGGTCGCGTGATCGGTGGATGTAGATGCCAGAACATAGCTGATCTGGCTCTGCTGTAGAAAGATAGTGGCCTCTGTCGTCCGCCAGATATGGACGCCCGTACCCTGCCAATGCTTGATCATTGCATTGAGTTCGGCGGCAGCGTCTGTCAGGCTGTCGGAATCGATTTCCTCGCCTGATGCAAACGCGCTCGCCTTGCGAAGCGCAGATGCAATGATCTGATCACGATTTCTCGTGAACGTGGCTGTCCCGGAAGTTGCCATGATTATCCGATGTCAGGCTCGGACACAGCCGAGTAATTAGTGACTACAGCGCCGCTCGGAATGCCCCGCGGCAGTGCAGGAATGGTCAAGCTCGTTGTGTCGGGCACCGCAGAAACCGTCATGCGCAAAACGTTGCCATCTTCAGCCGCAACACCGATTTCATCGCCGTAGACGAACCGAACTGAAGAGGTAACGGCCAGCGTCGTCGCGCCGGCCACAGCAGCCGCGGTCGTCTCTGTCGAAAGAGCCCCGATCGAAGTGGCCACCTGTTCAGGTCGCGCATCGGGAACGTTTTGATCGTCAATGCGCCCCCTTACAAAATCCTGCGGGTGGCGCTGTTCGAAATCCTCAAAACAAACCATCAGGCCGTCCCAGCGCTTGACGGTCTCCGAGGCGCGATATTTGAATCCGCATTGATCGCAGATCCTCCAGAAATCTCCGGCGATATAGGTCACGTACTGCCTCGCCAGTATTTCGGCGCTCGGGTTGTCGTCCCGCGTTGATAGAGCGGCCTGCGGTCGGTGTACTTGAACCGGATGTCGATGCCCGTCAGATTGTAGGCACCGGGAGACGCAACAACGTTCACTGTCAGCGGCGCTGATTGACCTGAAAGCAGGAATGTCCCCAGGCCCGATACCTGGCTAATCCTGAAAATCGCCGCTTGGCCCGATAGAAGGAAGGCCCCGGTCGCTGCAGATAGTGTCGTTACATGGCTGGTCGATATCTGCCCAAGAGCAATGCGGCCAACAGCGCCAAAACCAAGCATGTTAGACGATGGTCAAGACGCCATTGGTGGCGTCAAAGTCAACCGCGAAAACATTCCCGTTCGTGATCGTTAGCCCGGTACCGTAATCCCACCACCCGATCAGTTCATCACTGGCCGCCGTGTCGTTATAGAGAACGGCATACTGGAATGGCCCTATAGAGCCGCCAGAGGCGGTCCAGGATACGTCAGCCAAAACCAGCTTATAGGTTCCAGACGACTGCGCGGACGAACTGACGGTCGCCGTAGCCCCGCCAGTTGTGTATCCATTGCCGTTGGCGATCTGAGTGATGTTGGCAAGGACGGTATTGGTAGCAACGGGCGCTGAGTTGGTCAGGGCGACCTTTAGCGTATCCGCGCCGAGGTTGTGGGCCTTCTCGGCCAGCGCCTCAACAAATGAGTTGAACTTGTTAAAGCTTGCCATTTACGTTGGATAGGTCAGAACCAAAAGGAGTCCCATCGGCTGCCCCTCTGTCCCGCCAGGCGCTGGGGTGCCATCAACTGCGCCCGGCCGACTTCCAGCCTGCGAGGCGCCAAACTTTGAGAGGATATTTGATTTCCTCTTTCCGCGCTCCGGCTCGTACTTGCTCATTTAAGTTTCAGCCGAATGGTGATGTTATAACCAGAGTTCGCCGTGGTGCCGCTCGTGGTCAGCAGGATGTCGCCAGTCCCACCCGAGGACTGCGGGTCTTTATTCCCGCCCTCATACGTCCAGTCGATCGAGCCAACGCCGGCAAGCGTGGCAATCTCATCGTCCGTGGTGTGGTCCCACTCCAGGAGAACGTAGTTAAAGCCCCACACCGCATAATCAATGCGCTCAATCGAGGTATAGGTTGCGGCGGCGCCGGCCGAATTCAACAGGGTTGAAATATCGACCTTCGTCACGTCGCTTTCGCCCGTGCCGTCAGATCGGTTCTGGATCGTGACAGTATAGTGGCCCTTCGAATTTCGAATGACCTTGGTGTCAACGGTATCGGCCATGTAAGCCGTCTCCTAAATGGTTGCGTCTACTTGGTCGATTTGCAGGTGAATGCGCTCGCATTCCGCCCCATGAACCACCTCATGGGCGCGGTCGTAGCGGACCTCGTACAGAAAGCCCGGTTCTAGATGAACCGACACGCCATCGTCAGGCCATCGCATCACAACATCGGGATGCGTGATTAACGGTACCTGGAAGCGCCGCCAATCAGCTTCTGCCGGCATCCAGTCATCCACATGCGGGGGGATGGATTGGCGCGGTGAAAGCCTGCGCAGCACTGCCCTTGCCAAGGTGCCGCCGAGGTCAAGCGACTCGACAAGAGCCATGACCTCGCGCGGTAGCTGCTTTTTAATAACGACGTCGCAAGGATATTTCCCGGTCTGCCCGGCGCGCATCCATTGGAGGCCGCCGAGCGAACCGAGTGCAGGACCGATGTCTACCGCCTTGATACAGCGATAGACCTCGTTTTCCGCCAGTTTCAAGTCTTACAGGTCCACGTCAATGGCCGGCAGGACGAAGCCGGACAGCGAGGCAGTGGAAACACTGAGGTTGTTGAACAGGCGGAAGCCCATGCCAGTCAGACCGTTGTCGTGAGCGCCAGTCACGTCAGCGTGGCCCATCAGGTTGTTCTCGGCAATGCCAGTCGAAGCCGTCGAGTCCGAGTCAATGAAGATGTTGCCCGAGGTTGCCTTGTTCGAGGTCTTATTGAACCCGATGTAGGCGTTGAGCAGGTTTTTGCCGGTCGCGCCGGCAATCGCCACACCCGCAGCAGTGCCTTCATTGATGATGATATTGTCCTTGAAGACAAGGCCGTTGATGTGGGCGTTGAACTCCAGGAACTCCAGAACCGCCGTTGAGGTGCTGTAGGCGCGGCAGCCTTCAATCCAGAGACCGTCCGCATTGTTGTCGGTCGTGCTGGTCGCCTTGATC